CTACTAATAGGGAGATAGGATATAATATTTCTGAGGGTGGTAAAGTTAATAGAACGATGAGGGGAGAAAATAATCCGTTTTATGGTAAAAGGCGTTCAAAAGAAACAAAGCAGAAAATGTCTAAAGCCAAAAAAGGAAAAAAGTATGAAGAAATCTATGGTGAGGAAAAAGGTAAAGAAATGAAGCAGAAAAGAAGTAAAGAAGTAACAGGAAGAAAGGCCACAGAAGAGGCTATATATAATATGTCAGTTGCACAATCAGGACATCTAGGTTATATGAAAGAAAACATCATTCAAAAGAATCAATTAGAAAAATTAGTGAAGGTATAAAAAATTCTGAAAAATTCAGATTAGGGGTTATTAAAAGAGAAATAAATAATAAATTAAAAAGATTAAATTTAATTTCACAATAATTTAAAATAGGAGAAAATATTATGATTGAGCGCATCGTGTCACCGGGCGTGTTCACAAGGGAAAACGACGCCACTTTTCTGGCTACAGGAGTTAGCCAAATCGGAGCAGCAGTAATTGGTCCAACATTATTTGGACAAGCATTTATGCCGACTCCAGTTACAAATGCAAATGATTTTGACAGTATATTTGGTGGTAATTCTGACAAGACGTATGTGCCATATGCAGTTAAAAATTATTTAAAAAATGCAGGAATTGTTCACGTTGTTAGAGTGCTTGGTGAACAAGGATGGAGCGATGCTAATACAAGAACACAAGGACAAAACAGAGCATTACATTTATATGTTGGTAGCGGTTCAGCATGGAGATTAGGTGCAGTATTAACACCAACCTCAGGTAGCAATACACTTGCACTGGTTGATACCGATGTTACACTTATGGGACCAGCATCTGCATTTCAAATAACTAGCGGGTCTACTACATTATCATGCTCGTTTGATAGAAGTAATCCAAACTATATTTTAAATGTATTCGGAACAGATCCACTTAGTAATGTTGGAAATGCAATAAGTTCAAATCTGTACATCTATGGATTATTTGGTAATCACTGTCATGCTACACAATCAGATGTTAATACATTTGTATCACTTAGTGGAGGAAATTTAACATTTTCTGTATCTGGAAGTTATTCTCCAGCTATGACACCTTGGATCCAATCGCAAAAATCAATAGCAGGTGGACCATTTAATTTATTTAAAATTTCAACTATAAGCGATGGTACAGATGCAAATAGACTGTATAAAATAATTGTAGATAGTGTTGACAAACCACTCTCAGGTTCAGGTGAATATGGTAAATTTAATATTAACGTAAGAACTTGGAATGATTATGATTATAGACAGTCAGTAGTAGAAACATTTACAGATTGTAATTTAGATCCAGCAAGTAAAAATTATGTATTGAAAAAAATTGGTGATAGATATACAACTGTAGATTCTAATGGTAAATTAACAGTATATGGTGAATATGAAAACAAGAGTAAATTTATTAGAGTAATTCCAGCTTCTACATTAGAACAAGTAAGCAATGAAGTTGTACCATTTGGTCATGCACCATATTTAAATCCGTTTAGTGGTAGCAATGTGGGCACAATTCCATATCCATCTAAATCATATCAAGGAACTTCAGATGCATATGATAGAAAAGTTGCATGGGGATTAGATTTTTCTGATTCAGATTCTTATAACTTTTTGATGCCTTTAGTTGATAGTGCAATTACCAACAGTGGAGCTGCATTTAATTTAGATAATGAACGTGGACATAAGAGTTCATCATTATATACAGAGTCACTTTCAGGTTCTACAGCACCATCTGAAATGTTAAAATTTGTAGTTGGATTCCAAGGTGGATGGGATGGAATGCCTCCAAATATTGGAAGATTTACCAGTGAAGCTATTACTGCAACCAATGTATTTGGATTTGATTGTTCAACAGCAGCTGCATCTGGTACATTATCATTTAAGAAAGCAATTAACGCACTTCAAAATCCAGACGAATTTGATCTTAATATGATAGTAATTCCTGGTATAATAGAAACTTTACATCCAAAAGTAACTGAATTGGCAAGAAACGTGTGTGTAGATAGAGGTGATTGTTTCTTCTTAATGGATGTTGCTGGTTTAGGTGCTACAAAAGAATCAGCAGTAACTGCGGTAGAAGGTATAGATGATAATTATACTGCAACTTATTACCCATGGGTAAAAATTAAAGATACTGTAAGAGATAAGAGTGTATGGGTACCACCATCGGTTGTATTGGCTGGTGTAATTGCATTTAACGATAAAGTATCTGCACCTTGGTACGCACCTGCTGGTTTAAATAGAGGTGGATTGACAGATGTAATTGATGTTAAGAATAGGTTAAGCCATTCAGACAGAGACTTCTTATACGAAAATAGAGTTAATCCAATAGCTGTTTTCCCAGGTCAAGGTCCAAGCGTATGGGGTCAAAAGACACTTCAGAAGAAAGCATCTGCATTAGATAGATTGAATGTAAGAAGATTGCTTATTGAAATTGAAAAATTCATAGCATCAACTGCAAGATATCTCGTGTTTGAACCCTCTACCAATGCTACTAGAAATCAGTTCTTGAGAATAGTTAATCCTTATCTTGAGTCTGTAAAAAACAGAAGTGGAATTTATGCATACAAAGTCGTTATGGACGAGACTTTAAATACTCCAGACGTGATTGATAGGAATTTATTGAAAGGTGCAATCTATATTCAACCAACCAGGAGTGCCGAGTTCATTGAGCTGACGCTCAATATAATGCCTACTGGGGCTGTATTTTCCTAATATCTAAACACTAGATTAAACTAAACTAAGCCTCTAAAGTTTTAGAGGCTTTTTTATTTTAAAAATGTTATTTTACTAAATTTAAACTATATATATAATCAATAACATCTGGAGTATTAAATGAATAGTTGTAAGAATTGTAAAAAACAGACCAAAAATAAAAACTTTTGTTCTATGAAGTGCCAATTAGAATTTAGTGTTGAAATAAGAACATGTGTTATATGCAAAGAAAATAAATTTAAAGTTAAAAAGTCTAAGAAAAAGTTAACTTGCTCTGTAAGGTGTGCAAAACTTTTGCTGAAGCGAACATGTTTAGAAAGATATGGAGTGAGTCATCCATCCCAATTAAAATCTACTAAGGAAAAAATTAAATTAAAACGACTGGGTGGATCATATGATAATATGGTGGAGAATCAAAAACAAACGTTATTAGAGAAATATGGAAATAAAAACGCTTTTAAAATAGGATCGGTCCAATTTAAAGAAAATTTGAAAAAAAAATATGGTAATGATGCATATAATAATAGAACAAAATACTTAAACACAATCAAAAAACGATATGGTACAACTATACATCCTAACACATTAAAAAGCACATTACGTAGATTAAAGAATAACCAATTTGGATTTAATAGTAAACAATATAAAAACTTTTTAAACAGAAATAATATAACAAATATATCTCAACTACAAGAAACAAAGGATAAGAAAAGAATCAGAAAGCTTCATAAGTTTTACAACAGATTATTAACATCTAATATATATACAACTAAAATTATCCCTATGTTTTCTGACAAAGAATATATAGGGGTAGGATATTATAAAAAGTATAAATTTAAATGTGTAATCTGTAATAGTGAATTTGATGATTACTTGTATTCTGCTCATATTCCTCGGTGTCCTACTTGTTATCCCATAACTATTAGTACAGGTCATAATGAGGTTTATACTTATATTAAGTCACTAATACCTAATGAAGAAGTACTGTTAAATGATAGAAAAATTTTAAATGGTTTAGAATTAGATATTTATATACCATCTAAAAACCTGGCTATTGAATATAATAGTTTATATTTTCATAGTGAATTGACTGGGAATAAAAATAAACACTATCATCTAAATAAACTAGAAGAATGTAAAGAACGGAAAATACAACTTTTACATATATTTGATGATGAGTGGTATACCAAACAAGACATAGTAAAAAAAATAATAAGATTCAATTTGGGTATTTTAGATAATAAGAGAATATTTGCTAGAAAATGCACAATAAAAGAAATAGATTCTAGATCAAAACGAGAATTTTTAATTGAAAATCATCTCCAAGGAGATGATAAATCTTTCGTAAAATTAGGAGCATTTTATAATGATGAGTTGGTTGCACTAATGACCTTTTCTAAATATAGATTAGCAATGGGAGGTTATAATAAACGAGATGAATATGAATTATCTAGATTTGCATTCAATCAGAGTGTAACAGGAATAGCATCAAAATTATTAACACATTTTATTAATGCATATAAACCAATAAAGATTATAACATATTCAGATAAAAGATATTTTACAGGAAAAACATATGAAAAAATAGGTTTTAACTTTGTTGGATATTCTAGTCCTGGATATTGGTATACAAAAACATATACATTTAGAGAACACAGGTTCAATTATAGGAAAAATGTATTATCAAAAAAACTAAATAAGTTTGACCCTAACTTAACAGAATGGGAAAATATGCAGTTGAATGGTTATGATAGAATCTGGGACTGTGGTCATATGAAATTTGAAATGGTACTGGTAAATAATGATAAAAATTAAATTTCCTATATTTATAGTTATATTATTGGAGTTAAATATGAAAAAATCAGAACTGAGACAACTTATAAGACAATGTATTACGGAAGCAATGTTTTCCCATTACTCCATATTTAAATTTAAATTTAGAAGTGAATCTCAGGTAAAAGATTTTTTAGAAAGATTTAAAGAATATATAAAACAGACTACACCTGATCATAAGAATGAAAATATTTTAAATGTAGAGTTCAATGACAAGTTTAAGGGGTATTCTGAAATAATAATAAAAAGTACTTTAGATCTGTATAAATGTAATATTTTAAAAATGGCGAACTCGAGTGTGTGGGCTATTATAGAAAGATCTTCTAAATAATATAAAAATTAAATACTAAATAAGGAAACATTTTATGCCAAAAGGAGTTTACATACGAACAGAAGAAACCAAAAGAAAAATGTCTGAGGCGAAGAAAGGTATAAGTAGAGGTCCACTTTCTGAAGAACATAAGAGAAAAATATCTATAGGTGGTATAGGTAAAACTAGAAGACCATTTTCAGAGGAAACTAAACAAAGAATGGCAGATTCACATATCAGCGGTATACCTTGGAATAAGGGAAAGAAAAATTGTTTTTCAAAGGAAACAATACAAAAAATGTCCAAATCAGGAAAAGGTAAACATTATTCTGATGAAGCTATAAGAAATATTAGGTTAGGGGCGATTAAACGAATTCAAAATAATAAACTGAATAATAATCAATTTTATCCGAATCATAATCCAGCTGCGTGTAAGATAATAGAAGAATACGGTAAAACCGGCGGGTATTCATTCCAGCACGCAGAAAACGG